GCGTGAACACCGTTCTTATATCGGTGCTTGATAACGCAATCTTTGGTAGGCCAAACAGACCATGCAAACTCCCATGCTGGTAGATGGTCTTCCAACTTAAATCCATGCACCTCTTTGTACTGCGGAGCTTGTGTCGCTAATTTGTTGGCAAAGCGTGTGTCGTGATTGCCCCATGTGAATAGCAGCTTGCAATTATGTCTAGCTTCCTTTGCTGTTTCTTCAATCTCGCCAAGGTGCGCTTGAACTGCTTTTAGCTCTTCAATTACGCTAGGCATATGGCTCCATCCCAAAGGTGGGTGGCGACTGATTGAAGCCCCGTCAAAGGCATCACCGTTGCTAATGACTGCATGAGGCTTTAGCTCTTTGATTGCCCACAGCAAACCCTTGTAGGCAGTTGTGTATTCCCCAGGCCAAAAGTGCGCGTCAGAGAAAACGATTATGGTCTGGTCAAGGATGCCAAGCTCAACCCGATTGAGAGACGTTTTTATTGGTTGAATGTGAGCGTATGCTTTTGCTCGCTCATCATTGGCAACAAGCGGCTGGTTCAAGTCTTTTTCTATCCTTCGTCTACGGCGGTGAACTAGCCGTTCCGAAACTTCTAAATATTCTGCTACCTTGGTAGCGGAGCCATAACGGTTCCAAACATTGATGAACTCTTGACGCGAAACTTTAGCTTGCATGATGACTCCGCAAAGTTGCGCGGAATCTAGCACACATCTATTGCATCAATATGCACATGGTTATACGTTGCGCTCAAAGTGAGGGCAGTCCACCAATGAACGAAAATTGCCGCCCCAACGATGCTTTGGATGCAAGCTCTCCCAGTACGCGCCAAGTGGAGCCAGGGTAGCTTTGTCCCAAATGATTTTCCCATCTTTAAAGAAGTTTAAGTCCATTGCACAGCGTTTTAGGTGAATGCTGTTCATGGTCTTGCTGCGACCTGTTTTGACGTAGATTGCCTGCTGTTCAGGTGTACGCGCTAACTCGCCACCAGTGACCATAAAGCCCTGCTCTGTGGCGTACTGAATTAGCTTGCACATATCCAGCAGGAAAGCCGCTTGTTCTTGACTAAGACTCATATAAACCTCTTTTCTGAACAACTAACTCAATGCAAGTGGAATCCACTACCGCGCCCATTTTGGCGTATTCCTCTTGCTTTTCGATAACAACGGCAATGCACTTTTGTCTGTCGGTGTAGTAGGCATTTTGCTGAAAGAACTCGCAATGCCCATTTATACAGATGTACAAAACGGGAATGAAGATGCTCATTTGTTGCTCCTCATTTCAGCCAGTTTCTCGACGGTACGTCCACCAAAGTACGCACCCATGATTAGCATTCCCCAATTGCCTAGCAAGGTCACATAGGACTCATTTGCGTTGTAGCCGTATGCCGACATCATGGCAAACAGGAAGTAGCCGCAGAAGATGGCAATCAGCGACATAGGACGGATGTTCTTTGACAGCCAAGAGTCGCTAGACATATCCGCCTTCCAGCGGTCTGTGATGTTGTTGGCATCGGCTTGTGCAGCCTTTGCCAGCAACTCCAACTCAGCCATCTCCAGCTTGGCTTTCTCAATGCCCAACTCAATCAGGCGCTCTTCATGCTGGTACTGCAACTCTCGCAGTTTTTCAACGTCAGCGGGAGTGGGATTATCAGGAATCTTGACTCCCAATGTGTTCTCTACGACTTCCTTACCTTTTGCTTGAATAGCAGAAGATAGAAGGCCAAGGCCACTTTCAGCAAGCGTACCCAACAATGCGCCAAGAATTGGAATCATGAAAAACCCCTATTTGCAATAATGTGAAAAGTAATGCTAACCAGTGGAACAACGATAGCAGATGCACCAGAAATCCAGAGTGTATTCATGATAATCGCAATCTTCATTTCTTTGTCCTTCTGCTTACGTTTGTCCTCTTCCTGCTCTAAAAAATCCCGTTCTTTTTTTAACCTAGTTCGCTCTGCCATCATCTCTTCCCACACTGGCGCATTGCCACTATAAAAGAGAATGTCCTTTAACTCTTTTTCATGCTCTCGCAACGCCTTAGATGCCAGTGCAATTTGGAGTGCTTGTGCGCTAATCTGTGCATCTGTCTTTCCAACTGAAGCAATCCTGGCCTTGCTGCTTGCTACATGAACCGTATCTGCCGCTTGGTAGAAACTGCTGAATTCTTTATAGAGGCTGTGGATGTCCTTACCAAGGGCAACTGCTTTTTTATACCAGCTACGGCAGCCTGTGCCATAGCGAATGCTGTGAAGGGGTCTATCATTTCTTGTACACCACCACCCATCTGCAAATGCGTCCATCTTTGTCAAGGAATTCATTTGCTCTAAGCATATTGTCCTCATCTTTCTTTGGAGTACGACAAACCAGCACTGTTTTAGTCTCTGTTCCAGGCCAAGGGCTTTCGGCAGAGGCTAATAGAGCACTGAATCCGTGAGTTAGTGGCATTATTCGCTAACAGCAGAAGAGATGACTCCTCTTGTGATTTGTGTTTGAGTCGGTGTTGCGGCACTCACAAAATCCTTAAATGATTTACGCGACTCTGGACTCATTTTTGCCATCAAAGATGCAGTGATGTTAGATGTTTCCTTTTTAGGGACGCTCTCTAAGAAATCTGCCAATTTCTGTGGGTCAAGCATCAACTCAGAAACTTTTGCATCAAGCTCTTTTTGGCTGCCATTTTTGAGTATATCCAGTACCGTTTTTGCAATTGTGATTGTGCTACTAAGAAGACCTGGAACTGCTTCGCCGCCAGCAATTGCTTTTTCACCATCTTGCGTAACGCCTTTTCCGGCCTCTATTGCCTTTTGCTTGCGCGCCAAATCAGCGCGAACTCGCTCAACAGATGCCATCTGTGGGTCTGTCAAAAAGTCAGATAGTTTGTCGTACCTTTGAACGCCAGTAGTACGTTTGATAAGCGATGCAGAGTCGTCAACAGCAGCAGCAAACTTCCCTGCTTTTTCAACATCCGCTAAGTTCAAATTCAATTTTTTTATCAACTCTTGACCGACTTCCATCTGGTTGATTTTTTTGCTGTGGTCAGCAAACTTAGTCAAGTAATCAGACCAAATCTGAGTGCCAGATGCATCATTGATGGCTTTATCAAGAATCTTCTTGACTGACGTTTCCACATTAGTAGCCTGGGCGCCAAACGGCTGATTACGTTGCGCCAAGAAAGACTGGATATCGCTTCCAATCTCTTTTCGCACGTTGTACAAGTCAACGCTGTTGATAATTCCATTCTCATCAGCAAGACCTTCTAACTTAGCGCGTAGCCCTTGAAGTGAATTGACAAGTAACGCATTAGACCTCTCTCCAACACGACCAAGGCTATCGTCTATTTTTCCAATAATTGGCTGTGTTGTAAGTGGATAAAAGCCTTCATCTGCAACGCTTTTAATTTGTAACTGCCTTAGAGCAACATCTGCCTTTGCTTTTGCTGCGGCATCACCAAATTCTTGTTTTGCACCAGAAAGGCTTTGAGCAAGTTCCAGATTTTTGTAATAACGCTCAGGAAATCTTAACTGACCACGGGCGCTCCATTCGTTTGCGCGAACTAATGCTTGCGCCTCTTCTGTAGCTGCTTTACCCTGTTCTTGAATATTCCGAACCGCAGCCTCTTGTCTTGCCGCTAAATCTGCCTCTAATTTGGGCAGAACTCGACCAGCAACATTAGCTTTTCTAAGAGCAGTTTGACGTAATGGTGCAGTTGCCGCTGTTCTAGCCGCCTCTGCTGCTGCTAAGTCTGCCTCTGTGCCAAATGTTTCAACTAGCTCTCCTTTACGAGCAGCCTGTTGCTCAAGTTCGCGTTGGCTAAATTTGGGCGCAGTGCTGACCTGACCAGCAAGGCGTTGCTGCTCTTTGACAAGACCTACCGCAGCAGGAACCTCTGCCACAGCTTCTGCTGTAGTGGGCCTGCTACCCGTGACAATTTGTCCTGCGTTCCGCAACGCCGCAATGACTTCAGTTTTTGCGGAGCCTGTCAATGACTCAACATATCGACGAATAGCAGCTTCTTTTTGCGAAGCTGTTATAGGCAGGTCAATGATTGTTTTCTTTAGGTAGGATAGTGCGCTGCCTACTGCTGGAACCGCGCCGCCAATAAGACCACCAAGGCCCATATTGAACAGTTTGTCAGTGGCATATGCACCTGAGTCTTCTTGTCCGCTTGGCATCATGCCTGCCTGAACAATGCCACCACCAATGGCTTTTTCAGCAGCAACTACTCTTCCAGCAGGGGAGAAGATTGCGCCAGCCAATTGAGGCACATCAAATCCTTCCCGCCCCATTGCTGTACGACCAGCCTCATACGCAGCTCTTTCCTGTCGAACAAGCCCACTAGCTCCCGCTTTAATGTCTTGTCCAAACAAGCCTGTCTTAGCAAGCAGTTCGTTTATACCAAGTACAGGCTCAATGATGGCTCCACGAAACAGGCTGTAAGAAGGAGAACCTGGGCCAATCATTTGCTCTACGATGCTTGGCATTTTTTTAGCAGGCGCAGGAGCAGGAGTAGCAGCCGCTGGAGCAGCAGCTTGACCTCCTTGTTTACTCAGGATGCTTGTAATTTGCTCTGAACTCATGTCATCAGGAAATTCAATGACATCATTGCCGACTTGGATGTACTGAGCCATTATTTGACCTCCTCAAGCCGATTGGTTTGTGGATTCCAACGCTTTGTCGGAACCACTCTTTGCGCTGCTCCAACTGGAGCAAAAGGCTCTGCGCCAGAAGATGCTCTACGCTGTTCAATTTTACGAAGCGTCTTTTCTTTTGCTGTTTCAGATGCTTTTACAAAATTACTCAAAGCCTCAAGTGTAGTTTTTGTATCGTATCTTCCATAAGCAGCAACAAGTTCATTGGCAAAGCGCAAAACGTCATTATCTGTTTGAACACCTTTTTCTGCACTTGTTCTCAGGTTGACAGCATTTTGAACAGAGCGCTCCAAATCTGCGAATGCCCTACTTTCAACTGTTGAATTTCCTAGTGCATTAGCCGCCTTATATTTTGCATTATTAAGAATGCCAAGCTCTAGTGGAGCTTTGTTTGTTTTAGGGTCTATTTTAAGATTCTTCAACGCTGGAGTAAGTGAAGTGACTTGAGCCTCCAGGCTATCAATAGCCTCCAAGTCTTTGATTTCATCTCGCTGAAGACTTGTTGCCATAGGATTATTTGTGGCTTTGTTTTTCGCGTTTGCTATTTGTGCCCGCAAAAGTTGTGCTCTCAGCTCACGATTGCCTGCGCCAATGCCAGCTTCAATTTTTGCAAGAGCTGCTCTTGCATCAGCTTGAGCTTTTGCAATTTCAACTTTAGTGCTGTTGTCAGCGGCAGCAATTGCGGCTTTAGTACTATTGTCAGCAGCAGAAATTGCAGCTTGAGTGCTGTTATTTGCCTCCGCAACTGCTGCACGACCATCAATTTGCGCTTGAGCAATGTCTGCCTTAGTAGAGGCCACCAAATCAGCAATTGCGTTTTTAGAATCAATCGTCATTTGTGCAATAACTTTAGCGTCTTCTCCACGTTGTATTGCAGCAGTAATTTTTGCTTCAGCCGCAATTTGTGCTGCCTCAACTCTACTTGCTGCTTGTTTTTGAGCAGCATCAACTTGTGCTGCTGCTGCTGCTTTAGCTGCTTCAACTTTAGCTTCTGCTGCTGTTTTAGCCGCTTCACCTCTAGCAATTGCTTGTTCTTTTGCAACCTCAAGCCTACCTTGTATAGTTTGTTCTGTAACCTCAAGTTTGCCTTGTATATTTTCTCTAGCAACAGTCAAGGTAACTTCTCTTGCAGCAGCTTTATCTTGAGAGCCTTGGATAATTGAAAGTACCTTGTCTGGGCTTCCGTATTGAGCTACAACACGGACAACATCGGCTTCGGTAGCATCTTCTCCAAGCTCACCAAGTGCTACCCGTAGCTTCTCATCCATTTGTTGACCATACTGAATTTTGTCAGTTTCAGCTTTAGACTTGGAAGCAGTAGCTAATTTTGCTGATGCTTCACGGGCATATTGAGATAGCGCAAGTGCCTCTTGCTGAAGCCCAGCATCTGCAAGCATTTTTGCGCCGCGCAACATCGACTCAGGATTGCTCTGGTCAATCTGCTTAGAAATAGCGTTCAGAGTGCTGATACGCTGTAACTGAGGGTCTACTCCACCCATTGCTCCACCAAGCGCACCAGCGAGGTTGTAGCCCGCTTGCTGCACACCTACAGCAGCCTGCTGGAATGGGTCAAGGTTTTGCAAAGCAACAGCACGGTTAAAAACCTGCTGCTGTTGTTGCTGCTGATACATATCGGGATTGACTCCGAATAGACCGCCAACAATGTCTTCTGCCATGATTATTTCCTATGTTGGGTTAAGTCGAAAAAGCCTTGAGAATAGCTGCCTGCAACTGTGGGTTATTTGCCGCCTGACTAAACAGATTGCCACTATAACTAAAGGCATTAACAGGAGCTTGTGTAGCCGCACTATTAATCATGCCCTGTCCAAGTAAACGTCCTGCTTCAGCAGCAGATGCCGTAGTCTTAGCGCCGATTTGCGTACCCAATGTCATTGGCTGCTGTGCAAGATTTTCAAGACCTGATGTTGTGTCTATAGCGGTAGCAAACGGAGCGTAAGCGGCGGTCTGACCAGCATAGTATTTGCCCATCAAGTCGCTACCTGCACCAAGCAGTCCAGTGCCAAATTGAGCTTGTTGTTGCCCAGCCTGTTGGCCTTGTGCGGCAAGTTGTAGGTTGCTTTGGGCAAGTGCATTGTAGTAAGCAGCAAGCTCAGGACTAGTAGCCGCCATAGTGCCACCTTGAGCAACAGATAGACCTCCACGACCTTGTGCCAGCAATCTATTCTGCAATTGGGCAAGTTGCTGTTCTTGTCCAGGAGCAAGCAATGCCTGCTGTTTAGCAATGTAGGCAGCGGCCTGTTGCTCAGGAGTTTGCTGTATGTAACCTTGTCCAAGATTGAACAGACTTTGTGCGCCAGCAGTAAGCGGAGCATACGCAGCTTGCGCCCCTTCAGCACCAGTAAGACCCTGTGCGGCAAGTGCGCTCAATCGGTCTTGATAGGCTTTGATTTCAGGGCTTGCTGTGTAACCAGCACCAATCACATTGCCTTGTGCATCAGTGGTGAAGTTAGATGCACCAAAGCGAGTGGTAACGCCAACAGGACGGAACTTAGCCGCATCTGCTGCAATACGGGCAGCTTCAACTTGTGCAGCAGCTTGTATCTGTGCGGCTTCTCTTGCTTTCTCTGCTGTATTGGCAGCGCCAAGACCTTGCAATGTACCAGTTAAAAGAGATGGGAGAAAGGAAGATACAGTAGAGCTACTTGGCAATAAATTAGACAAAGTAGAGCCAATAGAAGAAAGTAGGCCACCACTTGTGCCGCCAGCGCCAGATGCAACATTACTAGCAGCAGCATCAGCAAGACTTCCTCCACCAAGTGCAGTGCTTCCAAGACTACTACCAATCAATGCACCAGCACCAACTGTTGAAGCAGGAATTCCAAATGCAGGAGCAGCAGCTTGGGCCGCAGCATTTACTCCATATCCTTCAAGACCCATCAAAGATTCAATGGCAGCAGGAGTAAGAGCTGGTGTAACCCCTCCAAAACCAGATAATGCGCCAGCGCCAACTGTTGCAAGAGGAATTCCAAGTGTAGGTGCAGCGGTGGCGGCGGCTGCATTTACTCCATAACCAGCGCTACCAACTAATGATTCAATTGCTGCTGGAGTAAGGGATGGTATTGTGCTTGCGCCACTAAGAAGTCCACCAGTTGTAGCGGCAGGAACTACAGTAGTGGCGGCGGCTTGACTTGCTGCTGTTGCGGCTGCTTGTGCTTGTGCTGCCAATTGTGCTTGTGCGGCTGCCTCTGCTGTTGTTGCTGCTGTTTGTGCGGTTGTTTGTGCTGTTGCAATTCCTTCTGGAGTTGCTAAATTAATTCCTTCAACAGGAACAAATTGTGCGCCAGCATAAGACAGCACCAATGTCTCAAGACCTTTTTCTAGGTTGCCACCAGTCTGAGATGTCTTATTGGCAGCTAGAAATGAAGCTGTTACTTCTGGAGGAACTCCAGCATATGTAGCAATAGCTGTAATTGCTACCTCTAGCGCAGGGCTATCTGCGATGGTTCTGCCAAGGTCGGTAACCCCTTGAGAAAGCCCTTGCTCAATAGGCTGCAATGCCTGTGTAGCGGCCTCGCTAACTTTCTCAGTTGCTTGTGATACCCATCCCATGATTAACCCCTTAAATCAAAAGACATTTCGTAAGTCCTATCAAGGCCACCGTCTATCTTTTTAACAGTGCCTTTGACTATTCCTAGATTAGCCAAGTCGTTGATAGCAGGATTGTCATAGTAGGTCACCGCTTTATCAAATTTACCTTTTGCCTTTGCAAGCAAGTTATTCACAGCAGTCACTAAGTCCTGCTTATTTCCAGCATTTATTGCATGGAATTCTACTGTTTTATCCCTCTTTGAGGAGTAAATGACTATGGTATTTTTTGTCAACAGATACTTCATACCTTGCTTGACGTACTCCAAAAAAGTGTCTTTTACTGACTCAAGACTGTATTCGCGCCCACGATGGTTCTTGGCGTAATCGCCAGCAATGATTTCAAGCTCTTTTTCACGCGCCACTTCTTAGCCTTTACATTGTTCCGGCAGCAATCACATTGCCAATGACGGTGAAGTTCCCACTTGCATCTAGCTTTGCCACACTGGTTCCGCTAGATTTGAAAAACAAGACTCCAGCAGTTTCTTCCAACGTAAAGTTGGTCAATACGCCATTTGCTTTGCTTGCAATGGCAGTTGCAATGTTGTTGAACTCAGTGTCAATCTCTGTGCCTTTTACGACCTTGTTGGCATTGCCAGGGGAAAGTGCGTCTTTGGCTGCAAAATTAGTTGCTTTGGTGTAATTGCTCATACAAGTTTTCCTCGTTTCGCTTGAATTTCAATTTTCTGAATGCTCACTGGAAAACCAGTAATTTCTGTTTCATATCCAGTTTGCACAGCCTTACCAGAACCAGTTCCTTGACCGACAAGAAGCTGTAACTGAATTCCGGTTGAGTAATACGCAACAGGAGAGCCATTTGCCCCATATTCAGCAGTTCCGTACTCTGCAACAGTCGATGTTGGAATTGTTAGCACCTGAGACAAATACTGTCCGCTGAAGTCAAATCCCCACTTAACAATGAATTCTTGATTTGAGCCGCCAATGACAGTTACAACAATTTTCTTCAAGATAGAGGTAATACCAATATCGCCAAAGTCAGCATAGTTGGTAAAGTATTGCAATCTATATAACGATGCGTCATCAAGATAGGTGTCATACTTGCCAATGTAGCCAGTTTTCCCAAAAAGTAAGTCACCATTGCGCTTAGACAAAAAACAAGTAGGCTCAATAGAGTCCCATGTGGTCACACGAGCAGCGCCATCCTGCAACTGTGTTTTTGTGTCAAAGACATACACCTGTTTTGTAACAGGAAGGCTTAACAAATAGAAGGCATTGATTTCAGAATAAACAGCCTTGCAGTTAGCAAGCGTTTCAGATGAAAGAGCCAGCATCAAATCATTACGGACATTCTTAGATAGGTCACGCAGAGGCGCAGACTTCTCTTGGATGGTACGCAGCAGTGAACGTACCCCACTGTTTGACAAGAAAACAATGTCGCTGCCAGTAGTGTGGATAGTGTCGCGCCCAAGGCATCCAACGCTAGAAATGGAATCACTCAACTGCATGGTTGCAGGTGTAGTGGCATTAGCGTAAACAAGGATTTGACGCTGCCCAAAGATGAACAGGAACCCATTATGTGAAGCTAGGCCAACAATTTTGTCTGCGCCGTTAGGCCAAACACGGCTTACATCCAATGTTCCTGAAGTGCCGCCACTCCAAACATGACCAGCAAGCAGGTCAGAAAATGTGATGGTTGTATTGTCGGTAGTAGTGCTTGCAACCCAAAGGCGACCAAAGGCAGAGATGCCAATGTTTGCCAATGGCACAGTGCCTGTGTAACCAGTTTTCTCGCTTATCCTGCGGAATGTCGTAGTGCTAACAGCAGGGTCATAAATTAGTGGGTCAAAGCCTGTTTGAAAAAAGAAGGCAATGCCGTTTAGAGAGCATATCTGCCAATCATTTGCTGTGATTGTTGGTGCAGTACCTCCCCCACCATAGGTTAACTCAGTTACTGCATTTGCAGTTCCTAGCTTAAATAGCTTTCCATTGCCTGCAAAGAGAACAGTCAGAGTACCATCGGATTGCACCAATTCATGGATAACACCAACATTGTTGGCGCCAAGAGTTCCGCTAGATGGGTTTACCTTAGAGTAGCCTTTGCGAGAGCCAATACGCCCGTACTGGTCAATGACTGCATTGGTGGCAATAGATGCAAAACCTGAAGCCAAGTCCAACGGGCTATCCTGGGTGTTTAACCCATAAAACCCTGGCGCTGATACGCTGTAGGACTGTAGTGCTTGGCTCATGTCGAAACAAATTCGTTGTAATCAGGGAAACGAGTGCCTTCCAAGGCAATGTAATCAGAAAGCATTGACTTGTACAGCAGGAATGCTTCAGAAGAATTCATAGAGCCATCTTCACCACGCTCAATCAATGCACGGGCATAAGCATTCTGTGCCACCAGAAAGTCAGGAACAAGGCATATGGTGGCATCAGACGATAAGGCAGCCTGTGGCACTGCCAATGAGAAAAGAAGGCTGTAAACGCCATCTGGACGAGGATACAGCGTCACCTTTGCATCGTAGCTTGCATCCACACCCTCAAAGATATATTGGCTTGGAATGGTTGATGCTGGAACAACCGCATAGTTTTGATAGCGATTCATCTTTGCAAAACCAATGTTTTCTAGCGGGATGTTAGCCGTAGAGTTAATGGCATCCAAAACTTGAAACTTTTGCCCTGCACCAGTTAACGAGTATTTGTACACACTGGCAGAGGTAGTGACAGTAATGTCTTTGCCAAGGATGTTCCAAGGAAATGCGTCTTCTACTTGGCGCTTTGCATCGTTTACAAATTTACCAATCAAAGTGGAATAGGTTGTAGCGTTTACAGTAGCAACTGTCTGCTCCCGCAGTCGAGCAAGGACATCATTGACAAGTTCTAGGTAAGTCATATTCTTGTAAGTCCTTCTTGCTCAAATGTAGCTATAAAACTAAATGTGCTTCCCGACTGAGTAGTTATTTTTAACTTGTCACCTTCTTCAAACACAATGTAAGCGTTGCCATCAAACTGCAAATAGGTTTTTGATGTGAAATCGTATTGAGTCAATATATCAAGAGTGGTATTTGCACTAGCATCAAACCATTGAACAGTTATATGCTTAGTAGAGCCGCCTGTATTGTGGATGTACATTACAGTAAATTTGGCGTAATAGCCCGTAGGACAGGTATAGACTGTGGTATCTACTGCCGCTGTAGGACTAACACCAACTGACAATGCTCTCATTTTTTGGCCTTGTTCCTGCGAGTAATTGCCTTGGCCTTAGCCTTAGCATCTTCCTTGGAGGACGCGCCCCACGCTTCAAGCGAGAGCAGCAGACGGGTTGGTTTGCCATCTTTTTGCTCCGGCCCTGGCATATTGCCCATCCGTGCTAAAAAGGAGGCCCGTCGAGGGTTGTCACCTGACTTTACTGGTGCTTTCAAATTGCCGCCAGTCTCGGCATTATAAGATGCTCTTCCCTTAGCATTCAAGCCGCCTTTTGGATTTTGACCAGCTTTTGTTTGCCAAGTAGGAGATTTCATCTTTTACCTCATCTAAATCTTGCTGTTTTCTTTGCAATACCTTTGGGTTGAGCCACAAACTGTTTTCCAGCCGCAGTTCCCTTCCTTTTGGCTTTGGTGGTTGCCGCATATTCAGCAGAACTCAAAGACTTGATGGCTGCCTCTGGAAGATACCTCTCCCCTGTTTCAGACGATGGTTTACCACTCTTGGTGCGCCATTTCTGCTTGCCCCAATCTTTAAGAGACTGCTGCGGGTCTTTCACTTCTTTGCCTTTGGCTTGGGCGGTGGCATATGCGTCAAGACTTTGCTTGAAGCTGAATGCTTTGCACCTGTCATCAAAGTTGACCCAGCTTTGTGCGTCTCGCCCTTGTATAGCTTGCCATCAGGCAAATAATGTGGTTTGCTCTTGCTCATGTCTTATAACCTCCACCTTTCGCTTTGTACTCTTTGGCAAGCAATTGTGCTTTTCTTGCTGACCACTCACCAGAATCACCGCCCGATGACCCTGCTTTAATTTTCTCAAACAAGGCTTTTCGCATGGTGGGTTTGGTGTAAACCCCTGCTTGATTGACCTTAGATTTGGTTTTCATTTCTTCTTAGCCTTACCAGCCTCAGACAAGGCAATAGCCATTGCTTGTTTTGGGTCTTTGACAACCTTTTTATTAGATGTCAACTTCCCCGCACCAAACTCTTTCATCACTTTGCCAATCTTGGCTTGTGCTTTAGTCTTTTTCATATCAGTACAGGACTTTTGCAGTGATGCTGCCAGATGTCCATGCGGTCACATTAGCGCGCAAATATTTGGGAGCATTGGCTATGGTGACAATGCCATCAGCAGTTAAAGCAGTTCCAATCGTGGCAAAGGTTGTCCCATCTAAGCTACCTTGAAATGCAACAGTTGCTGTTGTAATTCCTGAAACCTGCAAGAAAGCTGGAGTTCCAGCGTCAATCTGCACGGCCTTAGATGCGCCAGTAGCGCCTACTGCGCTCAATAAGGTAATAGGTGCTGCTAGAGATGCCATTATTTACCTCGGCCTGATTTTTTCATCATGTTAGTAGCTGTGCGCTGACCGCGAACAGGCAAAGACATTTTGGGCTTGCCGACTGCAACCATGATGGTCATTGGCATAGCTTTTTTCTTGGATGTAGATTTTGCGGCTGGCTTAGAGGGTTTTCCGTACATCATGATTTTCTTTCATCGTAGTAGTTTGGTGGCAAAAAAAGTGATAGCACCACCAATGGCAGATGCTATCGACATCCCGACCCAAAGGCCA